AGTCAAGGCTTAAGATCCAGCGAATGGACCTGGAGATTGAGCTGCTGGCCGGGATGGTCAGGCTGCCAGCCGTCGCCTCCGGCGACCCGGTTTAGAAACCTGCAAAAATTTTGCGAGTGGATATCGAGAGAGTCGACGTCGGCAAGTTTTGGGGGCCACCCCCGTCGATGCCCAAGGAAGGCTTCAGGATTCCTGCTGCTGCCGCTCCGGAAGCCCGCAGCTTGATTCTGATGCGCCCGGTTCAAAGGGAGGGTGACCATGGCGGGATGGTCGAGGGCGAATCCTGGGGCTTCTGTGGGTCGGGACGAGGCCTGCTCATGGGGGCCGGCGATTTGCGATCACAGGCCCTATGCTGATAACGCCAATATTGACGGGCATTTTCGAGTAGCATCACGGCTGGGGTAACGCTACGGGGTAACAAAAGGCTGTGATTGGATTCGTTTTCCTGTGAGCGTGGTATATTGGGCCTATGGAAATGCAAGAGGCCCTGGACCGCTGCGAATACGCCATCAAGTGCCAGCGCACTGAGATTGACCGGCTAAGAGCCGAGCTCAAGCGCAAGGACGAAGAGCTAACGCAGCTGCTGGCCTGGATCGATGGCGACAGCGATTCGTTAGTCGTCCTGCAGCGCACGTACATGGACCCAAGGATTTCCACGTCCGACCGCATAAAGGCGTGCGCGGCTGCCGTAGCTTACGAACGGCACAAGCTCACGGTGCAGCTACGTGTTGGTCCCAGCATTCTGAGTGAGCGTCTGGCGCAAGCTAGGTCGCTAAAGACCATCACGCCCAAGACCATCGAACACAGCGCAGCTTAACCTTTATTCGCGTGTCGGATCGCCTCACTGGCTAAAGCGACAATGCGACTGTTAGGGTCCAAGGCCTGAATCGGGTCCGCATTCGGTCCGTTAGACCCAATCGCAGGCTGAAGACTGGATGCGGTCGCGTTATTTATTCTATCCGCACCGCCCGCATACGCTGGACCTAGTGCCGCTCTCCACGATCCATCGGGATTGAGGCAGTAGAGCTCACCGCGTTTACCACCACCAACAAACCATTTCCTGTCCGTAGCGAAGTTGAACGCCCGCTTGTATGCAGTCGGCTTCAATCCGCTCTTTTTGTGCAACTCGCTCCAAGTCGCGCCATATGGCTGAAACTCCTTCACCATCAGCACCACCAGCTCCCGGGCTCGCCGCAGTGACATTTCCATTCACTCTGGATCAATCAGCCTCGGCCAGCCTGGAGCATAGTAACGCGGCGGCACCTGCGGCTTTGCCTCTGTGTCAAATTCCTTCTCGAACTGTGCGATCGGAGAATAATCACTAATCACAGTCCCTCTGCCCATATCGTCGTACTGCCGCGGCCAAACCGGTCTCGCGAACGTCAATGCTAGTGCGTCGGCAATGTCTGGTGACGCTAATCCTCGGCCCTTCATGTCTGATTTCTTTTCCAGCTGCAGCTCGCCCTTGAGGTTGTAGTCGTATTGCGGGCCGATCAATTGGTCGCGCAACTCAGCCGAATTCGGGATTGCCATCCGCTGCAGGGCATCCTTCATGTTACCCCACATCTCGGACCGCCGCTGTGCATAACGGACTTGATTAGTAGCGTTCAGTGCCCTGCTGCCAAACTGAATATCTTCAACAGGAAGGTTGTGGCGATTGGCCAAATGGTCAACCACGGCGCCACCGGCACCACTGCCGTCTATGAATATAACATCGGGCTGGTGCTGGGTGCAAAACTGCAGAATTAAATCCTCGAGCCGGTCGGTCCCGGTTTTACGAACTATGATTGGCGCTAGCGATCGTGCATCGAGTCCCCGGCGCGGATAGATCACCGAAGCGTCGTCACCAAATCTCGCCACGTCAACACCAATGACCAAGGGATCGTTCGGCAATGATTGCGGTTCTCTCACCATCGCTTGTTCAACCAAATCTGTATCAATAAATTGTAATGCGCCGGCGCTGGGAAATTGCCCGCGCACTCTGGTCATGAAAAAATAACTGTCGACCTCGTGATCCTCGGCCCACTCCTTTATTTGCTGCTTGTCAGAAATCCCAACATCGCGAGCGTCGATATGCCAACGCTTCCAGCGATGTGAGAATTTGCCGAAGCACTCACGGAATGGGCCGGTTGGATGCAACGGATTGCCAAACACCGCCCAGATGATTTCAGTGTCGACGTCCGTCATGCAAGGTTCAATCGTCGTCCAAATAATTTGTGGAATGACGCTCGCTTCGTCCATGATCACCAGGATGCGCTTGCCCTGGTTATGCAATCCAGCAAAGGCTTCAGGTCTGTGTTCATTCCGTGGAAGCAGATCAATGCGCCAACTTTGCTGGCACTCATGATCGACGTGCAGCAATGCTGTTGCTGTTAGCTCAAAAAACTCTCGTGCCTTCCACAGGTCGAACCACTTCCTCAACTCTGCGCGATTACGAGTCGCAAGTTGCGCTTCATTTGATGCAGTCAATACTCCGCGCGTATCCTCGCGCGTACTGATCGCCCACAGGATAATCCACGATACAAGTGCGGTTTTGCCAACACCGTGACCCGATGCGACCGCAAGTCTCACAGCCTTGCCTAGCGGAAGACCATCACGGATTGCCTCGAGGACTTCACGCTGCCAGGGTTCGGGATGCTTGCCGGCAAGCTCAGGAGAATTCCAGTCGAACATATTCTCTACAAACTTGACTGGATCGCCGGCATAGAGCGCCAGCTCGTCAGCGAGCTCTACGAATTCCGCATCGGTCATGCCGCACTCTCACAGAATAATTCCGGATTGGCTTTGCGCAGTATCGCATCGCAATGGCAGCGCAATGGCGCACACCAACACACCAGAATCTTGCCTTTGAGCGGCGACACATCGAGCAACGGCAAGACCTCCCGCTCGAACCGATCACAGACTTGATTACGGATGCCGTGCCTGCCGATCTCATAGGGATTGCAGTACCGCGACCGCTCCAGCCACTTGCCTTTATAGAACACCGCCCGCCCGCAATAGACGGCACCGTCTGGAATGCCATCTGTTTTTATATTCACGACTCTTGGCTTGGTCTCGCTCATTTGGGACTCCGGAAAGAGGCTGCATCGAGACCGGCCTTGGCCAGCGCCTCAGCGCGCCGGCGCTCGCGTTCCCGTTTGCGCTCGCTCTCTTCCCTGCGCTCCTGGGCGACGATCTCGTTGTCGCGGCCCCTTAAGTTGAAGAAAAGATCACGCGCTTCGTCGACTGCGGCCACCGCACAGCGCCAGTCCTCTGCAGTGTCCTCATCGTGGTCATCGATGGCGTTCAGCAAGTCGCGGTGCCTGGGATTAGGCTCTTTGGCGGTCAGGATCTTGTGGATCACGATCCGACGCGAGGTGCGCATCCAACGCTGCAATGCCCGCTGCAATTGCAGTTGGAGCGGGGCCAGATTGTGGAAGTTCTCTGCGACGTAGATGCCGAGCAATTTCTCGGCCTGCGCCATCAACCGAACCACCTGCAGGGGATTGCCGCCGCGCTCGAGGCCGGCGATCAGCTGCGCGGAGATGTCCTCAAATACTGAGAGTTGAATTTTTGGGTCCACGGGCGCGTATTTGAGCCAGTCAAAGACACAAACCGGCAGCGCCAGATGGTCTGACTTGATTTCGAGATCGCGCATGGACTCAGTCCTCCGTGAGTTCTTCATTCACATTATCCGATCTTAGATTGGGCCTCCTGGATGCGGCTTGCCGGTTGTTGGCGGCGCCTTGGCCATTGATTCCGAGGTCGGGTCATCGGGATCATAGTTGAGCATCAGTCGGAAGTTATTTCCACGCTCGCCGTTGGGGCCGACGATATCGGTGATCTCATAGTGCACCGATTGCACGGCATTATCCGCTGCAGTGATCATGAATCCGACTTCTGAGGTTGCCGCTAGCCAAGCGACGGCAGCCACGACCAGCGCGGCCGTATCCCCGTCTGTGTGCTGGTAGGACACCAACATTTCGATGATATAGGCACGCGCTGCACTGCGCAGATTGTGGCGTCCCGCCTTCTGCATTTCCGGAATGATGTTGTTCTTCCATTCGTCGATGCATTCCTTGAATAGCGCCGGCGTAATGACGGCCTTAAATGCCAGCGGCCCATATTTCAGGCTAATCGTCCAATCGCCGTCGGCCGACGTACGGGGTTCGCCCTTTTTGTGGATCACGTGGAATGCGGCACCAGAAGCGGTGAAGGCCTGGCTCCGCATCCAAGCTTCGCCCAGCTGGCGATCGTCGACTTTGGGAAAGGCGCGTCTGGCTTGTGCCCGATAGCGGTCGAACCCTTTATCGGCACCTGCTCCTCGGGCCCGCGCCTCGGCTGCCCGGCGCTCGTGACGATTCATATTGCATCCCCTAACTTCGTGACGTGAATTTCCCAATCGTGAATATCCTTGCGTCGGCGGTCATCCGCCAAGGCGCTGGCGGCGTTGACGGTTCCCGTCGCTGCAGCTCGCGTTCGACGGCCGCGCGCACGAAAGCGGTTCGATCCTCTGCGGCATCCATAACCGCATTCATTCGGGCGAAGGTGCCTTTCGGAAACCTTGCCAGCATATCCTCGTGCCAGCGTTTCAGACGTCCCATATTTCGCGCGCCCCTGCTCCGCTACTCAGCGATGGATTTCCGGCCGCAACACTTCACGGCGCACGCCTGTCACGCGCTCAACATCGAGCAGCCGCCGATAAGGCACTTTCGTCCATTGCAGGATGGAAGTGTGGTCGCACTTAAGCGCACGCGCTAGTGCTCGAACACCACCAGCCGCCTCTATCGCTTTAGTCAGGCCAAGATGATCTTTTTTGTTAGTTTGCATTTCACTTCTCCATCTGTCGCCGTTGTGGTTGGTGACATTTGATCACCAGTTTAGTGACCGCCCGGGATTTGGCGCACCATCAGATCAGCTGGTATCGATCGCTTGCCCGTCATCTGCTTCATGAAGAAGTTGATACCGGTGTCAGCGCATTGATCGCGCAGCTGTCGTGCCCATGTCGGATCCATCATCCTGGCGTGCGGTCCACTTTGCTGTCAGTACCCATCAGACTTCTTCCAATTGCTTTTGCTTTTCGCGCTCAGCCGGCTCGGCACCGCCACCGGCCAGCGGTCAGGGTCGGCGAGGACGATGACGGACGCCACCGTCGTCACAGTCACACAGCAAGCCGCGGAAGATGGCGCACCACGGTTCGTGATGACGGGACCCGGGCGGTAGTTTCCGGCGCTTCATGTTTCCTCTCCTATCGGGTGGCAGCATCGGAAAGCGAAATCGCCGGAGCGCGGCCACTCGGCAAGGCGCACCAGCGCCCGCGTAAAGCGATCGCGCACGATCTCCTCGGTCTCCAATGCAAGAGGTATCGGGGCGTAAGTCAGACCACCGTGGACGGGGCCGTAGCCCAGACAGCTGCGCCGGCTGACGGTTGGCTTGTGGCGCTGCCAGACGTCGGCAAGTGCCTGCTCGATTCCAAGCTCACGCAGCGCAATCGCAAACTCGACGTAGTCCCATAACAGACCGTCGCCCCAAGACACGTGCGCGGTGCTGCGGTTTTGCTGGTAGCGCAACACCGGAATGCCGCGATCAAGCTTGGCAAATTCAGCGAAGGGTTCACGTCGGGTCATTGTTTTTCTCCGTAGGGGTGGGCGCAAAGGGCGCAAAGGGCGTAAAGTCCTATGGCTTTGATACAGCTCGCCTTTTTCCGCCCTGGTCGCTGCAGCGGAAGGGTATCCGTTCCGGCGGAAAGGCCGGGCGCCGACTTCCCGCCGGGGCAGCCACCCTTCCGTCGCCCGGGGACCGGGGTAAAAAGGCGAGGTATGAGAACCGCTTATCACTTCGCGCCCTTTCCGCCCTTCCCGCCGCCTGGGTAAGACAAGAGCTTTGGGTTGACCCCCGCCAGCGCCGCCTTGCCCGACCGCCGGTCAGGGTGGTCACCGGGCGCATCCATCCGGCACGGACGAGGGCGGTCAGCAGTTGTTCGGTGGCATCGGCATCGAGGCTGCGCGTCAGCGCGGTACGGCGAATGTCTTCGCGTGATACTTCAATCCGGTTGTTAGCTTGGAGCCAGCGCAGCACCTTGCGGGCATTAGCGTGACGTTCGCTTAAGCCAATCAGGCGCAGTGATGACCGAGCGTGCGGCCAGAAATAGTCGCGCACCAACCCCACAGCACCATCGAGGAATCGCTTCTCAATCTTGTGTGGTTCGGCCACCAACATCCGCTGCCCTGCGGTGCGGCGCGCCCAATCGAGATAGGCAAGCGTGCCAGCGAGACGCAGCACATGCGCCGGTGCCTTGGCCCACCATTCCGCTTCACGGCCATCGAGCGCTGCACTTCCAGCATCGACCTCCTTGCGGAATTCCTCGAAGCTCGCTCGCGCTTCTGTCGATAGCGGCACCTTGGTGACGATGAGATTGCCGGCATCCATGGCTGTGAGATCAATCAGCCGGATCAGGGCGTTCTTGAATTCGGTTTCGACTTCCGCAACAGCATCGGTCAATTCTTGATAGGGCACCTTTGCCGGCCAACCAAACAAACAACGCGCATAAAGGCCGTCGGCATCTCCCTTGAACGACCGCGCCACTTTATCGGGCTGGAAACCGCCGGTGATGCCGATCAACAAATGCGGAATCGACAATGGCGGCCGGCCAACACGATCAACCGGATATGGCTTGCCATTCCAGCTCTCAATCCAGAATTCCTTGTCGCTGCCGCCGCTGGCATATCGCGTCATGTTGAGAAACAGCCCAGCGAGTTCGTCGCTGATCAACAGCAGCCCCGACGGCCGCGCCACCAACAGCATGGCGAGTCTTTGGATCGTGGCATCGCCAACATAAAGCCGGGGCGACACGAAATCGTCCGGCACGTCGGCATCGCTCGGCATCGGCGGCGTCGCTTCGTGCTTTTTATTGGCGGCTTCGACCGCTTCCTTCCACGCCTTGAACTTGGCCTTGGCGCGCGCAGCGTTAGTTTCGTGTTGGCGCCGCAGCTCGGCATTGTTGGCTTGGCGGTCCTGCTCAATCTCCGCCAATGCGCGCTTGAGGACATCCAAACCGGGAGTCTTGCCAGCCCCCGACGGGCCAACGATTGCCGCCCAGCACGTAAACGGCTCACTCCACGATTTCGATGCTTGAACTCTTCTCGCTGTGCCAACGAGTGACGACGCGCCAGCAAATAGGGGCACCATCACATAGTCGACCGCGCATCCGGCGCCGTGAGCCGCATTCGTCGCCCACTGTTGCCACGACGGTGACAACACATCGAGCGGGAATGCCGGCAAAACGCCTCTTCTAGATTCCAAAATCGAAACGTCGGGATCGGACCAGGAGTGCGGCGACGACGGCACCGCAGCCAAGAACGAATTGTTTTCTTTCTGCCACTTCAGATAACAGCGGCGGATTTCAGCTGCTAAACGCTCTTCGTATTTGTGAGCAATGCCGTTCGGATATTTGCTTAGTTCTTCCTCTATTTCTTTCTGTATCAGACCTCGCGCAGCTAAAACCCAGACAACCCGCCCAAAGGCTTCCGAACGCTCTCCTTCGGGCACGCCGAACTGGATGATGCGATCAATATCATCGAAAGCGTCCCCGCCATGAGCTTGGTCTTCGCGCTCTGCACCGTCATATTGCGCGACGAGGTTGTCAATCAACTTATCTATAATCGGCAGCCCGGTGCAGTTGCCGAGCTGAAGACCTGAAATGGTGATGTATCTTGTGGCGCGACGAAAGATTTCGATGCGGCCGCCATCAAGATTAAAAGCACGGTGGACTCCTGGCCCGGTGGCGATGCCGAGGACGCGCAGACCTTCGCCGCCAACGGTAATTTCAACATAGGCGTTAGGCACCGCATCAATGATCGCTTGCGCCCAGGCATCGATAGTGCCGGTTTTCGGATCGCGGCAATGATCGAGATCGACAGCGCCGATCTCAGTTCCCGTGAGAACAAAGCCGATGCCGTTGGCCTTGCCTGCCAACACAGCATTCACAGCCGTGCGACGATCACACCAAGTTTTCGGATTATCACTTTCAGCGTACTGCTTCGGATTGTCAGCGCGATATGGTGGCTTGGTCCAGAGATTGGCGTTAGCGGTGCTGCGCCGCCATTTCCAGATGAGCCAATGCGGCGTCAAGCACAATGGCGCTAATGCCTGCGGCAGATCATTGAGATTGCCGTTGTGTGTTTTTGGCTGTGGCGGTTGGGCCGGCATCAGCAGCCTCCCAACCGCGCCTTGGCTTCGTTCAGGAGTGGTTGCAGCTCCGGTACCGAAGGCGGAATAGTC